TCGAACAACCAAAGCCACTTTCATCTGAAGTCGTCAGAACTATCGTAGAAAAGGTAAAAGGCATACTTGCTACAATACAGATAGATTCAATCGTGTTTTCAGATTATAACAAGGGGTTTCTAACAAAAGAACTATGCCAGGAAGTAATACAATTAGCAAATCAATACAAGATTTTTACGTGTGTTGATCCTAAAAAGGACTATACTAAATATATTGGATGTTCTCTTATTAAGCCAAATCGTAATGAGATAATGAGTCTATTCAATCAGAGTGTTAATATTAATGATATCATTGATACGCATAGACTAGTAAAAAAGCTTGTTGGCTGTCAGACTTCCTTGATCACGCTAGCTGAAAAAGGAATGTCTATGTTAACATCAACGAATGAACTCTTATATCAGAATACAGAATCTAATGATGTTATAGACGTCACAGGAGCAGGTGATGTAGTTACAAGTGTAATTTCATACTATTATTCTAAAATTCAAGATAAACAAGATTTATTAAAGCTTGCAACGTTTCTTGCAAGTAAGTCAGTTCAACATTCAGGAACCTATCAAATTCACTCTAAAGATCTTATGGACGCCTATTCATTTATAAAAAAAGACAAACTTATTTCAGTCTCAGAATTAATTTCATTGAATCAGTCTATTGTATTTACAAATGGCTGTTTTGATATACTTCACAAGGGACACTTAGACTTATTTGAGTACTGTAAAGATCTTTGTACCGCAGGTCAAAGATTAGTTGTTGCAATTAATAGTGACGAGTCAATAAAAAGACTAAAAGGATCTGAAAGACCTATTAACTCTTTAGCATCACGTATCTCAATGCTAAGCGCACTCAAATGGATAGATTGGATCCTTGTATTTAATGAAGATACTCCGTATGAAGTACTTCAACAACTAAAGCCTCATACTCTTATAAAGGGCGGTGATTATACTACCGAAACAATTATTGGTAAAGAGTTTTGCTCAAATATACATATATTTCCTACTGTTGGTACATATTCCACTACACGAATAGTATCTCATATAAAGAATTTTAATTAATTGATTACATATGCCTAATCCAATTATTATATCACAATCTTGGGGTGGATTAGGAGATAATTTACAGTTTAGTACACTCCCTGAACTCTACAGTAATCTTGGACATGATGTATATATTTCTTCATCTAATAAAGTTAGAAATCAGGAAATCTATGATTTAGTCTGGAAGCTTAACCCTTTTGTAAAAGGCACATCAGATCTACCTCCTAATGCAGGCGAATGTAAAGGGTATGTTAGACACGATAAGTCTTGCATAAAAAATATGGAAATATGCCATGGATTTAGAGAAGGGACTAACCTCTATCCTAAAATTTACTATACTCCTAAACTTATTCCTGATCTTTCAAATACATTACTATATGACCTAACATCTAAAACAAAAATACTTAATGATAAAATGTATTATGATTCATTTACAAGAGTATTTCAAAAGTATCCTGATGTTGATTATAAAAAGATTGTGTATAGCCACATTCCTAATCGCAGTACACCTGATTTTAATACAGGTGTTTATACAATAAACTCTATTTATGATTTGTGTGATGCTATTTATTCTTGCAAGGTATTTTTATGTTCATTTTCTGGTCAATCAGTATTAGCATCTACAATAAAAAAAGATAAGGAATTTCCTTTATTGTATTCATTATTTGATGGGGATGTCTATAATAATCCTGATTTCTTTGGTCAAATGTACTTATTTCCTAATGCAACCTATATAATGTAAATGGTCTAAATATAGACCCTTAGTAGTATGTATGAGGATTTTACAAATTGGTAATTCCCACCCAAGAAATCAAGAATTTATTCAAAGGATATGCGCAAAATTAGGACACGAGTATCACAGATCCTATACTTTACAGTATAGTGATACCGAGTTTGACATAGTATGGTCTCCAGGGCAGTGGTTTCATCCTGATCGATTTCCAAACTCAAAAATTCTCTATGGTCCCCAATTCTGGGTATTTCCTAATCCTAATCATCCTATTTTTCACGAAACTGATAAAAGTCAAAGTTCGCGTTGTATCTATACGTGTTTATCTCAGTGGAATTATGAGGTCTATAATGAATTTGTAGATTTATCTGCATCAAATATTCCTTTCAAATGTTTGCCTTTTGGCCTTGAAATTCAAGAGTGCCCTGTAAAAGATTCAATCGAGTTTGATTGTATTATTTATTTTAAGGCAAGGCATCCTTATTGTCTTCAATTTGTAGTTGATTTTGTAAACTCAAAGAAATTATCCTATAAAGTATTTAGTTATGGATCTTACAAGTTGGATGATTATCTAGCTGCTGTAAAAAAGTGTAAATTTGTTATATGGGTAGGAAGCCACGAGTCGCAGGGCTTTGCGGTTGCTGAATGTCTACTTTCGAATACACCTATCTTTGTATTTGATGTCCTATCAATGAAGGATGAGTTTGCTGAAGGAAAATTTACGTATACATCCTATACTCAAAAACTACTAGCAACCACTGCTTCTTACTGGGATTCTCGCTGCGGTGTCAAAGTGACATCTGAAGATGAATTCTGTAGTCAGTTTGATGACTTTGTTGCGAATCTGAAGCAGTATAAGCCCTGGGAGTTTGTTGCTGAAACATTGTCTGATGAGGTGTGTTTTAAGAGAATCTGCGATGCATTTGGTATCAATGCCTGAGTATCTACTTACTTTGAGCGAAGTATTAAAACGCCTCAAGCCAAGGCGCCCTTTCATCCTGCGGCAACTCAACCTCATCCATCAACTCCGTTGCGAGCCTGATTTTTTCTTCAGTTGGTAAATTCTTTCGCGACAAGCTCGCAATCTGCTCCTGAAAGTACTGCTTGGTGGAAGATGGTGGCTTAATTGTCTCATCAAATCCAACAAGTACATTGGCCAGACGGCTCAGATGGCCCTGTGCGCACATTCCAACAGACTCATAACACTCCTCCCATAGTCGCTTTGTAAGCTCAAGACGAATGTCTCCCTCATACGTCTTGATCTTAGCCCAGATTCCTCGTAAAGTCTTTCGATATTCAAAGTCTCCCTTCTTAATAACCGTTCGGCAATTACCCCACTTTTGCATATCTTCATAAACCGGTGAAATAAGCTCAATGCACTCAGGAAATAAACTTATCCAGGCATTAAAGATCTCATCTAGAGTCTTCTGACCCTTTGGAATCAGTGTTTTGCGAATAATTGTAATGCCGTCATTTGTCTGATTTACAACGGCCTGTGTATGAACATTTTGACCATCATCGGCAAGGCCTGCAAGTCCGTCCTTCTTGAGTGCCTTCTTATTCTCAAATTCCTCTGTAATCCAAAGATCAAGGAGATCATAGAGTCTCTTACGAACCTCATAGAATGCAAGAAACTGCACCTCATACTCTAACCAATGCAGTTTATAGTTCTCATCTGCAGCACGCCTCCTAGTCCAATTACCCTTCTTAAGCAAGTAAAGATAATCATAGACTTCTTTCTCAAAATCATTTGCAAGCTTTAGTCCAAAGTGAGGATTCTTATTTGGATTCAGATCTTTACTCTCAAGAACTTCATCCACATATTGCCAAATTACAGACATTAATGTATCATAACTTTCATTGTTCACCCACTTTGATGAAATTATAGGTAGGTATTTGTCTTTTAGATTCTTAGAAGGCATTGTACAATTACATACCTTTTTGAAAGGCTTTGATTGCGATCAATTTTTTAGCTCTAATTAAAATCTACAGTTTAATCTGACATTTTCTATACATTATATCTTTAAAAACTTTCTTGTAATACTCGTTATCAACTGTAGGGGTTACAATATTAACAATATCAATCATATTTGATGTGTACTTATCTTCTTTATTAAAGCATTGATCGCAGAGTAGCGTAACTACAATTGAGAACTCTAGAGAAGGATATTTTGATTTAAGTATAGTGTACAATTCTTCACAGTCTTCAATATCATTCTTCATTATTTTATAACGCCCATTATGTTCATTATGCATATGATTAGAATGACCTTTACGAAAAAATAAAATAGGTTTATTCCAACTTTCTAAGATAGTTCTAAGTCTATTTATGCGTCTAGTGTATTTTATCTCATCAGCCTCATAAGTATTTCTAAAAAAATCGTGGTAAAAAAATATATCGTACTCTGTATTTATTCGTTGCTCATTCATACATATAAACTTCTCAAAATCATCCTTAAAGATTTTTGCTACACCATTATACGTAATGCACCAATCAAATGGAAATGCAACAGTTCTTAACCCGTTTAGCTTTAAGTGCTCTGCAGCTCCACAATCAGCACCGATCGGAATTATAATCATTATAGATTTGATTAAAATTTCGGTTTTAGACAGTAGCCTCTCGTGTATATTTCAAATAGATTTTTATACTCATTACGGCTCTGTAGTCTCTAGTATAACTACATCATCCTAAATTGAATCATACTATTTATTTTCGATTATTGCATTCCTTTTTTATCTTATTAGTCTTTAGACAGAAAATGAGTCTAGTTAAATACGGATTTGCTCTCTATATGTCGGTGATTGACGCAATTGTATTTACACTTCTCAAATCAAAAAAAATTGGAATGCTTGAAGGCATTTGGGTCTTTCCTTTTGCCTTTATTGCGTATGGATTTCAATCTATAATGTTCTATATTGGCTTGAGCTTCGGTTCAATGACTGTTCTAAATGTTCTTTGGGATGTTACAAGTGATATTCTTGTTTCTCTCATTGGTGTCTATTTCTTTGGTGAATCTCTGAATACGATGCAATGTATAGGCCTTGCTCTTTCACTTGCAGGAATAACCCTATTAGGAGCACACGATGGTGACGGTGAGAGTAAAAAAGATGAATAATTTTTTTTTATTTTTTGTAGTTTGGAGAATCTTTACGCATTGTGATCGAAGAAACCGTGTCGCTGGTTGTTGATCATATGGCTAAAGTACCGATCATTCTGATCATTAGTCTCATCCATTGCCGTGTTGGAAAGGCGAGTCGAGCGGCGCGGACCTGCTGGCGGTGCTGGCGCTGCAACCGCTGCAGACGCAGAGCGCTGAGGAGTCGCATAGGAGTCAGCAGATACCTTCGAAGGAAGACGGATAGTGTCCTCCAGTAGATCAAGGCCTGTACGAAGAATTTCGTGAACGTGATCGCGGTAATAGAGATCCTTGAGCGACTTAACTGAGAAGAAGACACGTGGCATCAGCGGAGTATTGACCTGAATATTCTCATAGCCATCCTCATCTAGGCAGATGCTCTTAAGAACGAGATAGAGATAGTCAATCACCTTCTCCTTTGTGGACATCTCAATACGATGAGCAATCTCGCTGCCGGCATTCTGGTCGCGCAGCGTAATCTCATACTCATTTAGGTCAAGATTCAAACGAACCTTAACACTGTCATCCTCATTCTTATTCTTAGTATCCTTAATCATAACAAGTTCAAGTGAGCAAGGAGAATAAGTAGACGTCATTCTGGGTATACTTAAAAACTAGGGGGTAAACCCGTTCAATTTTTGTTCACTTTTTTTTATTGAGTTTTACCAGTCCTGGTAGAAGCATCCGTTATCATATGTAAAGAATTCATTAATCCTATCCTTATCTTGGACTGAAACCTTGTATGTCTTACCTTGAATCTCAATCTTACACGTACAGGGTTTTCCCTTCTTTGATTCCTGCAGTTTATCCTTAATCTCTTGAACAAGAGACTCCTCCAGAAAGACAATGGAGTTATGATCTACCTTGCATCCGTAATTACTAGGAAACCAGAACTCAGGAAGAAACTCAGACCCCACACGAAAGCAAGGAGGAACCGATCCATAATCATCGATTTCAGTATAAGGAAACACCACACCCTGATCCTCGTGCCAGAACAGAAGACCTTCATTCCTGTAGGTTTGAGCGTGTAGCCACCAAAGAATATCACCGTGTTGCACCTTGAGATTGTAAGTCTTGATCGCAAGATTAGCCCAGAACTTAAGATCATTGCCACAAAGCTCGTTCCAGTCTGGCTTCAGTGTCTTGTAGATTGCAAGATCGCTCTGCTTGTAGCCAGGGCGGGACTTGATCTCTCGCAGAAAGAGGCGCTCCAAAGTCTCTGCACGAATAATCGTCTCAGACATTTTGGATTGAGTATGCTGTACTTACACTGTATAAATACTTCAATTTTATTTGGATTAATATGCGAAGAGTGTAGTTGCACGACCTCCGTAAATACGCAATATATTGTATGTCTGGGCAAAGATATACGTTATAAAGCGATTCGTAAAGTCATCATTGATATTCTGTGTCTGACCGTGAAAGCCTAGACTTAGCTGAGCGTGCTGAATCTTGTCCAGATTCGCCTCACCTGCAGGTAATGAAATTGGACGCATTCCACTCTGCAGGCTAAATGGCAAATGATAATAATACCGATTGACCCACGGCGCCTTTCGCTGCTCAATGGCAGGTATCATAGATCGAAAAAGTGCTACATTTTCAGTACTATATCTCGTCAAAGTTTCCTCATAAGTCAGTGCTAGCCAGCGAATTGGCTCTGAATCTCTCGTTGAAAACCCAGGTCTCACAGACGGTCCATAGAATCTCTCACCCAAACCACTCGCATCAGGCCACCAAGGCCCATTCGGAAACAGTGAATTACTCAGATCGCGTGTTGCCAGAAAGGGTGCATTGTAGGATGGTGCTTCATAGCGATTGCAGTAAAAAAAGAGATCTCGTGTAGGGTTCGGAACAAATAAATAGGTTCTTAAGAACGTATTCGATTGATTATCAGCCGGATCAAAGGCATAATGCTGCACAATCGGTGTCTGAATATCAGCAATACGGAATCGGTTTGCCTCAGGCTTGTCCAAATAGATGTATTCGACGAGTAAGTATGCATCGGTTATGCTTAACGGAGACGGTATTGAGATGCCTGGAATTTCTGAAACGAGAAGTGGATTGTTGCTTAACGGATCAAGTCCATTGAGTAAGTATCCACTCGGATTAGTCTGATAGAATTTAGCACCTTCAAGAGGCCACAGATTTCCTCCTGCAATTGCTGTATTTGCCTGAGGATTAACACCATTTGTAACGATCGCAGGGATAACAGTATTATTGTAGGTTGAATTCAGATTCTGAATGCGAGAATTTGTATAATAGAGTGCTGAGACTGGGTTATACGAGATATTGATACGAACTTCATCTACATTCAGTGCATCAATCGGCAAGGCTAATGCAGGATCATCTTTCGTAAACCAGAAAGGCAACGGCGTCACCACTTTCTGCGATACTGTATTGACACCGAAACTTTGCTGATTAAATCCATTATCTGCTCGGCAAAGTTGTCTGTTTGCCTCCACTGTTTTTTCGAGCGGCGTCTGAAACTCGTCCAAGACTTCCATCAGATTCCCTGGAATTGCATCAATTAATGAGCCGCCAATAAAAAGACTGGCTTCGTTGATGAGTGCGTGCCCCAGACTATTCGTCCAGCTAAAGTAAGGTCCTGCAAATGTACTACCTGCTCTGACTGCTGCAGCCTTTGCCGTCAGCTGTGGTGTTGAGATATCTGGCATCTGAGTCACCAAGTAGACTCTAGCAACCAACTCACCATAGACTGGAAGACGCGCAACTGCAGTCGTTCCAAAGTTTGGCAATGTATCAAAATCAATCTTAACCCACTGTGTTCCATAACGTCCCGCCTTGATAAACACCGTCTGAAAAGAATCTAAACTTGGTTGATCCTTTGGCGGTTGAAGCCGTTCGTCCTGAATTCCTGTAGAAATCACTTTCAATAGGCTCGCGACCATTTCTCCTTACTTGCCGCACAGGATTTAGACGGCCGGGCTAACCGCTCTAGATCGAGTTATGATCTGATAGGGCTTGTAAAACGTTGCCTGCTTCATATGCTGCTTGCACGTATGAATCGAAGGTAGAGGCCTAGAACTGTTCTGTGCAGCATTGTGTCTACACTTTTTGCCAGATAAGCAGGTTCCCTCACACTTGTAGCGGTACTGCTCTCCCACCTTGACCTTATTTAAGAGCCACGCCTTGGATGACTCATTGAAGAAATCAGCAGTAAACTCCGAGTTGCCTGCTGCCATCTTTAGTATACTTGATTGAAATAGTATATGATATTCAATTTTTTTGACCATTGAGCATTAAAAATCAAAAAATATATCTTATTGATAGGTATATGCCTTCCATAGTCTATGGCGGTCTACGATATACACAAACAAGACACGCAATCTACTGTAAGAAATGCTTAGAAACGATCGAAAGCAAACATGTACACGATTTCAAATATTGTTCCTGTAGAGCAGTAGGAATTGATGGAGGTATCTCTGCTGGAAATCGTATATTAGGAGAATTAAGCGATATGGAAGATAGAAGTATGTATTGTGCGATTGTGAATAAAAAGAAGGTATGGCTACCACAAACGGCTATTGAAGAACATTTTCGAAATAACCGATTATTTATTAAAGTACCCTTGGTTGAAGGTTAGTCAATAAACACCTTATTACAGATTCCATTTTCAAAGCGAAGCCACTGGAATCCAAAGACAAACACGTGAACAGACCACTCCGTATCATCTACCCCTCCAGGCGGCTTCACTTCCAGTGTTAACCGTAGAGAACTCAGACGACTCGCATTCATTGAACCACTCGGATTATGCTCCGATGGGCGAGCAGCAAATGAGTAGCCATACACAAATGCATCATACGATACCTTGCCCCCTTTGTGTGCACGGCTAATATGAGACCGAAACCACTCTTCATCCTTGCTAATAATATCGATTCCATTCGCCTGTATCTTTGCTTTCGACAGAAGAGGAACAAGTGGAGCAAAGGTCGGATTATAATCTTTTTCTAGAGTTGCACTAAAGTTCGTCCAGTCATTGTTGAGTGTAATGGCCGCCTTTCGTCTCAAGACCCAAAGAATCTCTTCAACCGGTGAATTGGCTTCAAGCGGAAGCTGAATGGTAATTGTATCACTACCCGTCTTATTTAGAACATATTTCATCGGCTCAGTAAAGTCAAATTGCTGAATTTCTCTGTATCCACGCTCAAATGGCTTATGAAACAAGCTATCACGATACGGTCCATCCACAAGAACACCATAGGTTAGAAGTTGGATATTCCGTAAATCTGGAGGATACTGAGCAGTTATAACTTCTCTTATTGGACGACCAATAATTCCTGTATCAAAAAATCTAAAAGTCTTATTCATTGGCGTGTCCGTACACGAGGCTCTTGCACCTGACGAAATCCGTACGATCTGATCAAATCTCTTAAGAGTGACTCTCACCCGAATAGTTCCATCACGACACGCAAGAAGTGGAAAAGTCTCCTGAAGACGTTCACGCATTAATGAAAAGGCAAGAGGAATCGTGATCCATCCATCTTCCGTAGGAAAGATACGTGTTGGCGGCCAGGCTTTGATATCTGCAATTGAATAACGACCTTCTGCAGATGCACCTCCAACTTGCGTATTCAATTCTGGAAATAAGACTGAGACCACTGCACACGTATCACCTGTAATGCGCTCAAGAACCTGATCATCTACCTCGAGAGTTGCTTCTTCAAGCAATGCAGTACCCAATGAATTAATATACGTCCACACATTTGAAGTATTCGTATACTGATACCGATTGCTTGAAATCAACTGCTGCTGAAGTCCTGTAAACCACGATGGCATCTGTACTTGAATAAACAGACCCTGAAGTAAATCTCCACAATCTAAACTATTAATTTCAAACGTAAATCTCTGACCAAGCTCAGCAGGTCCAAGAAATGTGAATTCACGCAAGACTGAAGAAAACGGAATGGTTTGCTTCAACTCTCCACGATAAAACCGAGTGATACTTGTCGTTAACGGAAAAAAAAGTCCGTCTTGATCATCACGACTTACTAGATCTAATAGTGTTGTTGCTTGTCCTCTTGGTATCTTTGTTCCATAACTATCTTTGGAACTGATGTCCATCTACTTGGTGCCCGTGCTTCCAAATCCGCCAGATCCGCGCTCAGTCTCATCCAGGCTATCTACGTAGACCACCTGCCGAATCCAACCAAGATTAGGTGCAAGAATCTGAAACAGTCGAGTCCCAGCATCTGCGCTCCCTAGATTTGATCCTACTGAAATAATCGGCGCCTTGAGTTCACCCCGATAACTCTTATCAATAATTCCACGACTATTTGCCATCATAAATCCAGTCTTGAAGATGGATGACCGGGGTTCCAGAGTATAGTGAGTTCCCTCCTCAAAGGTATCACCATTAGGAAGAAGGGTACGCTTGATCATTCGGGCCTTAATTCCAAGAGGTGCTAGTAGTGCTACAGGTGTTGGGGACTGCTTAGAAACAATCCGGACATCATATCCTGCATTATCAGCGAGCAGATTCTCAACTGTTCCAATCGCAGGATAAAACTCTGCACCTTCAGGAAGTACGACGATCTCCAAACGGTATGTCGGATCAGAAGCCATACTGTCGAGTAGACCAAGGCTAACGCTCAATTTTTTGAGTGGGGCTAAATTTGAATGCAAGTAGCCGCTTTTTTTCAGGCATTCAGGATAAGATGAGTTCAGTGGAGTATCTGATCCCTACTGAGGATGACCCTCCTAAGAATGTTGAGGAGGCTCATCATATGATCAAGTTTCACACCAAGATCTTTGTAGTTCTAACGAGTTTCCAGCTTGTTGCCGTTCTTGCCAATCAGCCATTTGTAGCCCTCAATATCATATTCTGCCTGTATATGGTCTCCTACCAGATCTGGCGCTGTATCGTACTTATCAATGATCACTTTGCCCTTCGTGCCATTGTAGATGACGAGGAAGAGGAGCTTGAGGAGGAGCTGGAGGAGGAGCAGGAGGAGCAGGCTGAGGACCAGGAAGAGGAGCAGGCTGAGGAGGAGTGTGAGTGTGAGGAAGGTGGATGTGAGGAAGGTGGATGCGAGGAAGGTGGATGTGAGTGTGAGGAACAGGAAGATGAGCAGGATGTCGCTACAAATGGTGAGCTTGCCGATGATGAGGGAAATGTCCCTATGGAAGTTGTTAACGAGCTAGCAGATGATGTAGATACCGAGGAGATTGAGCCTACTCAGGATCTAACTGCAGAAACTCTTCCAATTGCCCAGAATGATGAAGTAAAGCCTAAGGCTCGTCGTCGCCGTCGTCAGGATTAATTAGCAAATCGTAAAGATCCACGACCCTCTGAAACAATATAAAGACCCCAACCAATTGTTATCGCACGAACATAGGTTCTTTTTTGACCTGAAACTGAAGAAGGTAGTGTATCAATGATATCCATATACAGAGTCGGTCGATCAGCCTTCGTAAAGTTAATCGTTCCAGAGGGTTGCCTTATTTCAGGTGCTCTATAGCCAAAGCAAGGACCGTACGAAACTGAAAGCCAAGAAAGATTTAGACCCGAAGTCTTTTCACATTTTGTTCCAGGTGAAATATTCTCCCAGACATCTGCTGGCCATTCTGTCTCGCGATCCTTACCTGCAATAATAAGCTTCATTGAATTATAAAAAGGACCCTGATTGAAAGGATTCTTTAGAGACCAAAGGCGATTTCGATCTATGTCATATTGCGACTGAAAGAATACTACTAAACCTTCTGATGGATGACGTCCATCGATACGCTTGGTGACGTAAGAAGTTCCTCCATTTCCAACAGAAACATAGTCATTCGGATCGAGTGTGAGTACATTTTCAAATGGTCTTATAAAAGGAATTTGAATTTCTTTCTTTTTTAATTCATTCTGTAAATCTTGACGTACATACTGCTGTATTGTCTCAAGTGTGATAACAGGCTTACCAATTGTCTGACGAGATAAAGGTACTACAGGAAACGAATTATTATTGACATCCCTACAGACTAAGTCAGTTCGCGTCCAAGGAGTCGGTTTAACCTGCGAATCTGAACTCTCAACTAAATCTTCAAGTTTACGGAGCTTGCAACGAACTCTGTACTTCTGAGCCGGAAGTGCAACAAAAGGCAATCCGCCATCATCAGGATGTGATGCACCGATCAAAGGCAGCCTCAAATAGAGTGTATTCGGAGTTGCATTGTGTTGTATATCTAAAACAGTTCCATTGTGAGCACCGAACTCTTTTAGAGCAAGAGCCTCTTGATTTAATGTTCCCTGTAAGTGTGTCCACGCATACAAGAAATCTCCTGAGAACTCCTGAAGAAGTAGCTGATCTTGATAGAACTGTATCGACTCAAACAGAAATGCACCGACACCTTGGCAGTACCCATACGAAGCGCCACTTGCATCCCGAATCGTCGTAGTCCTATTCAGATTTGCATAATAGATCGGCAGCCACGTAGGCAGTTCGACCGTCAAGGCAACCGATTTCAGAACATCTCCGAAGACTTCAAATTCCCACTCGACTGATCTGCCAAAGTCCACTGCATTTAGAGCCTGTGTCTGACGAGTCTCATTAATCGTCGCCGGCCACGTACCCATTGTATAGGAAAACGGAACGAGTGCATCCTCCTTTTTATTTAAAAAAAAGACATCTTTTTGACCTCTAGCGACAAGCTCATAAAGAGATCCTTCAGACGACGTATTCGGTCGCTCCATCTAGTCTAGTCTAGGGTAAATCTGATTAAGCAGTTTAAGGCATCGTTCGAGTTTCTTTCTTAATCTCGACAACTCCCTTATCCTCATACTTCTTTCTCCATTCTTCCTCATTTTTGTACAAGTCGCCGAGCGGAGCTATTTCTCTAAGAGTATTGTCTGACTCAATACGAACTGTAGAGATTCGGGTTGACCCAACGAACATTCTCAAGTATGTATTTATCCGTGTTGGTCTATGCATCATACGACAGTCCTTATGATCTGTAGGGTTCCACCGCTGATTGCAGTACTCACAATATTGTTTGCTATTAGTCATTGTAATGGCCAATAGTAAATAATCTAAGTCAATTTTAGATGAGTGCTTCTGAAAGTGGTAAGATTAATGATACCAGGCGATTACGCTTTAAGAAGAATGCAAACTTGAAACTATTTCACTATGCTAATGCTCCTGCATTGTTAAATAGAGAAACATTTGATGCAACTGTAGATAATAACAATGTGGAAAAGTACTTTGTTCCAAGCCTAAGTCTACAACTTGCAAATAGAAATGAGCCCAAAAGACCAGCCCCTTTGAATAAGCTTATGGGTGCGGAAGCCCGTGCTCTGATCGCAAAAGAAAAAGGTATTGCACCAAACTATCCTGGATTAAGTGGATTTGAACCCAACAAAAAATATACTATTGTCAATCCAAACAAAGTTTTTCCTTCAGGAAAAGGTGGTCCAATCACAAGCGCAGAAATAGGAAGTGGGCGATATGGTCTCGCACCCTTCAGAATTCCTAATGGGGATCCTCGTCTACATTTTTTTGATGAAATTATGCAAGAAAGACGTGCGAAAGTTTCCTTACTAACCGATGCAGAACTAAAGGCTGAATTAGAAAAAAACAGAATACCGCCTGCTAAAGATCGTGCCACGCTAGAAGAACTTTACCTTTCTATGCCTTTTACGAGTGAAGAAGATGAAAATCTAATCAAATATGATGAAGAAGTTAAAGAAAGTGCCCGACGACTTGAAAATTACCCATTGTTAAAACAAAATTCAATTAGGAACCCTATGGCAAAAATAAGAGAATCAATAGAAAGAGCTGAAAAAAACGCAGCAATTGCATTAAGACAGTATGAAACAAAGAAGCAACGCAAAGCGCGTATAACAGGTATGACTGACCAAGAACTCCGAGCCGAACTTAAACTGTATAGAATTCCTATTGAAGACTATCCTCTTCGTGATGATATTATCAGTATATTACTCTCGTATCCTCCACCAGAAGCGAATGAAAACAATAGTCGTGAACCATCGGAAGTTGAGGAAAATATCAAGAAATTGGCAAGTGTGAAGGGTGGCAAATCAAGAAGACGTAAACACAGAAAATATAAAAAAACTAGTAAGAAAACAAGGTGGTTCCGCAAGATTAGAGTACTGTAAAAATTTCTGCAACACCTCCTCTCTTTGTCGGCTCAATTACAAATGCAGGAAGCACTAAGAGTTCCTTTGACTCTATTTTTTTCGTCATACGGTACTTATACACACTTTCAGCCTGCGGATTGTATCCTTTTTCATCTTCCATATTCAAATCAAACATCATCGGAAATGCCTCATTACTGCAGCCAATAATCTCACAGCGATCTGAATCATACTGACTGATCGCGTGATACTGCTTCAGATAAGTGCGCTGTAAATAGGGCTGCAAACCAGGAACATAGTATCTTCCTGTTATTTTAATAATAAAATCAGAGTCGTGTAAGAGTTTACTGTTTTCGTATGCATACTGAATTGCAAAGACTTCGTGATCTCCTTTATTTTTTATTTCCTTGAGATATTCTGCTCCTTTTAATGTCTCTTCATTGAAGGTGATTATTTCAAAGCGATCCTTGTACTGAATCTTTTCTTTTCTTAATTCTTCAAACATATAACCCGAGTTTTCAACTACAACCACTTTATAGTCTGTTTTCTCTAGCCATTGACGAATGGATTTCAAATAGGTCTGAACTCGTTCATCCTTATCACTTTGAGCAATAAACCTCATATCTTTCTTGACAGATACCGTAGTCGTTAGCAGTATGCAAATATCATTATTCACACGATACGTTTTGAATAAAAAAAGAATTATGACTACTGTACACACTAAATAGACAAGAAAGAAATTCATCTTTCTACTCTACCGTATGCTGCGAAATTGTCCAAAAAATGAATGGCAGCTTGCACATTATATCCGTACACTAATGCGGCTCATTATAGTTGAATCTCCTGCAAAATGCCAGAAGATTCAAGGGTTCTTAGGACCCGGTAATACTGTTATCGCATCGATGGGACATATCCGAGCACTGGCTCACGATCTTGACGCTGTAGGAATTAATAATAACTTTGAGCCAACCTATGAGTTTATCAAGGAGAAGGCCAAGGCCATTAAGCAGCTCACCGATGCTGCCAAGGGTGCAACCTCGGTTATTCTATGTGCAGATGATGACCGTGAAGGTGAAGCCATTGCATACTCCGTAGCAGTCCTACTGAAACTGAATATCGCAACGAACCCTCGTGCCGCCTTTCGTGAAATCACTCGGAATGCTGTTCTAGACGCTGTATCAAATCCCAGGACAATTGATATGAATCGCGTAAATTCACAGCAGGCTCGCGCAATGCTTGATATGATGGTCGGATTCACGATTTCACCTCTGCTCTGGTCGTACGTAGGACCTGCGCTTTCCGCCGGTAGGTGCCAAACGCCTGCTCTCCGACTGGTTGTTGAGCGAGAACGCGTCATTGAGACCTTCAAGAGCGAAGGGTCTTGGATCATTAGTGGAGAGTGGTCCACCAATGAGAAAGCTACCTCTGGCCAAAAATGGCCAGCCGTAATGACAGAGTCGCTTAGCGACGAAGAATCTGCTCAAAACTATCTGGAAAACCACAAGGACAGCAAGGTCGGAATTGTCAAGAAGGCTGAAACAAAGCCCTGGACTGAATCTGCACCTCTTGCACTAATGACGAGCACACTTCAGCAGCAAGCAAGCAATCTGTATCACTGCAATCCAAAGAAGACAATGCAAATTGCTCAGAAACTTTATGAAGCTGGACACATAACGTATATGCGAACGGACCAAGAGACAATGAGCGAAGAAGCAGTTGAAAATGCTAAGAAGGTCATTCTTGCCAAATGGGGGCCGACGTATATCAAGACGGCTCCGGCTGCGACTGTAGCAAAGTCCAAGAAGGCTGCAGCGGCAGCTGCAGAGTTGCCAAAGGCCCAGGAAGCCCACGAAGCCATTCGACCCACTCACTTTGAGAATTCCCAACTCCCGGAAGGCGAGGACTGGGGGCTACAAGACAAGAAGATCTATCACCTTATCTGGCTCAGAGCCATTCAGTCTGTTATGGCTTCCGCAAATGGTGAGAATCGCCTGGTAACGTTCGAGGCAGAAGGAGACGATGGAGACTTTGAGTGGCTAGCCAAGTGGCGACGCACTCTCTTCCCCGGCTGGAAGGCCGCTGATGAAAAAGAGGCCAAGATTTCTGAAGCGCAGGATAGCGAAGTAAATGATTCAGATGCTAGTGAATTGTCTTGGAGAATTGGAGGAGCGCTGGCTCCAACTCAAAGAGTCTATTGGCAACTACTTCTGGCCAGACCCCAGGAATCAAAGCCCCCCGGACGATACACCGAAGCCAGCCTGGTTCGCGAGCTGGAAAAGAAGGGAATCGGAAGACCGTCTACCTTTGCATCTCTGATCGCCACTCTTCTTGAGAAGGCGTACGTTGAAACGAAAGACATCGTCCAAGAAATCAAGGAATCCAAAACCTACAGTCTGACAACTCTAGGTCAATGGCCTCCGACACTCTCGCCTTTCCAGCTGAAGAAGGGAGGCGAGAAACTCCGAATGGTCCCGACAGCCCTCGGCAGATCTCTTCTCGACTTTGCAACCCAGAACTTTCCAGATCTCTTCGCCTACGACTTTACCGCGACAATGGAAAAGCGACTCGATCAAATTGCCGAAGGCAAGGAACCTTGGAAACAAGTTTTAGGAGATACCTGGAATTCCTACAAGGATCGGCTAGCCACTTTGAAGAAAGCTCCTTCGGCGGCAGCCGGATCAGGAGGAAAAGCAAATCCGAAGATTCGGGAATTCGGAAATGGCCTCAAGGCCGTTCTCTCCGCAAAGGGACCTCTCCTTCTTCGGGAAGGTGAGACCAAGGAACAAACTGTCTTCTACGGCTGGCCTGGGTCAAAGTCCTTTCAGTCTCTCACGGAATCGGAAGCTCTGGCTTTTATTGAAAATGCTGGAAAGCAAAAAGTTGGAGAGGCGTTCGGAGAATTGGAAGGTGAACCGATTCTCCAAAAGTCTGGGAAGTTTGGATCTTACTTTGAATGGAAAGGGATTCGGGCTTCTGCCGCGCCGGGAGATTCCCTGGAAATTGCAATTAAGAAACTCCAGGAAAAGGCGACAGCTCCTCCTGTTCGACTACTCGGTCCCTTTCAGATTCGTACTGGGCAATACGGGCCTTACTTGATGAAGGCAGATGGAGGGAAAGCAAAGCCTCAGTTTGTCAATATCCCTGCCGGAACTGATCTGGACTCTCTAACAGCCCAGCAAGCCGGAGAGATATTCGAGGCGGGCCTGAAAGCCAAGGCTGCAGGTGGTAAGGGTGGAAAGGGTGGGTTTAAGAAGTTTAAGAAGAAGGAATAGATATGGATAACGGATTCCACGATATTATGATAGCGTGGGCAAAAGATACAAGTTATGGTGATCTTTATTCAATGATTTACGACTGGATAACTTTTTACAAATCAGAGATTAAAGCTAAAGATGAAGTTCTTGATATTCTTTGGCGAATGGAACACGGTGAGGAAATGAAGATAATTGTAGAAGATTTTCTTGTATGTGAACGATATGCCAAATTGAGAAAACAGTTTTCCAAGTAGATGGCTGCTCTTGAAATACCAGAATTTCTTGCTAGATCTGCAGCACTTGAGGCAAGACTAAGAGAAGTATTGCCTGAATACACATTACTTCACGATGCATACGAAGATGTAAGAAATGACGCACTTCCTGAACTCAACGGTGCTCCTGGAGGTAATATGGGAGTCAATATGAATGCTGCAGATGATGTTAAGGAACAGGTTGATACAGCATTTGCAAGAATAATGGATGTTGTTGAACAGATTTGCGCAGTCAATAAAGCGAATTCAAATAATGGGAATTCAAATGGAAATAATATGGAAGGTGGACGAAGGCTGCGAAAGCGAACTAAACGGGCTCGCAAGACCAGACGCACTAAGTAAACTAGGTCAAAATATTGAATGATTCTTTTTTATAGCAAGAATCATAGAATGTCTGATCGTAATCCCCTCCTACCGGATGTAGGGTATCTTGTGTGTATGTCAAATCCAATTATGCCCGGACTACTCCTGGTAAGCCACTCCTTAAATTCTCCGAATGAGAAGGCCGCTGAGCTCTTCTCTGCAGGCGTACCAATGCCATTTCAGATTGAGATCGCCAAGAAGGTCAAGCTGCCTCAGGAGAAGGAAAAGTCTATTCATAAGCTACTGGATAAATACAGCGAGAGACTGTATACGAGCCGCCACTTCTTTCGTGCAGATAAGGAGCGCGTTTCCGATTTCTTTGAACTTCTAGACGGCGACTACTGGCTCGGTGAGGCGCCTGGAGCCAGTGTGATCCTCGATACAGTGGATGTCGCAGATGCCTGGCAGACGCTTCAGAATAAGGTTTATATGCTTCTAAAGCAAGATAATCCGAAAGAAAATGCGATGAAGCTTGGCCAGACAAAGATGAAGGTCGCGAATTTCATCAAGGCCAAGTACGGAGTGGCGTTCGTACCTAGCCTAGAACACGTGCGCGAGGCTCTTACAGATTCAGCTGTTCAACAAAATCTAGTTCCTGTTTAAGAAATATCTGATTCCTTCTTATCATACTTTATATGACACGATTTGCATAAAATCCATAGAGGTATGGATGAATGTTCTTCAATAAATGCCTTTATAAAATCTTTTTGTTTTATTGGCTGAGTTTCATCTGGACGAATACGTAGCAATGCTGATAATGCAACATTACTACGTGATTTACCTTTATCGTGTGCTCTTTCAAATTGAGTAGATACAGTGGTTCCACAGTGCTCACACTTTTTCTCAGAGTACATCCCTCCCTTAAAGAATGAAAGTACAATATTTCGGAGTACATCCATTAAAGATCCAATAATAATCTCATTTGAATCAACCAATGTAAGACCATATTTTTCAAATTGTTTGCATCGTGGTAACTTCTTTTCAATAAACTCTTTTTGCTTTTGAAGACGGCTTTCTGACATTATATGAACTTCATCTGACATTACTGTTTTTACAGTAAAAAAAGTATTTCAAATTTTGTTCTTTTGATTAATTTACGCTTTCGGCTCCTTCTTCTTACGCGGTTTGGGAGGAGGAATCGGTAGACCCTTCTCCTTCAATTCAGCCTCCTTGATTGCCTTACGCATACGGCACCACTTCCAGAAATCCTGTGAGCCATACTCTGGCATTGGGCCCAGAACGGGCTTCTTTGGCTTGGCATCCTCTTCTGCCTCCTTTATGATCGCCTGCTTTTCTGCCTGCAACATCTCAATGGCGAACTTGATCTCGGCCTGCGGAACTGGCTCATCGCGATCAGCGAACCATTCGCGAACGAGATCAATTGCCTCCCACGAGCTCGTGTAGCGTTCAACATTCTCGCCAGGATAAACTGGAAGTTCCAGAAGCTTTGTCTTTAGCTTGAGTGTGCGTTTTGCTGAAGGGGCTGCGCTACAGACTGCCTCGAGAGACTTTTCTGCTTGTGCAGAAGCAGACTGAGGAAAGGCCTCAGCAATCGGTATTAATTCTGTTGCAGTCTTCTTCAGCTTCAGAACACGCTTTGCTTTGGGCTTGGATTCTTCTGCTGGCACTGGTTCTGGTACAGATGCTGGTTCTGCCTCTAAGGCAGGCGTTTTCTTAAGTTTAAGAACACGCTTGACTTTTGGCTTTTCTTGGTCAGCCATTTTGGTACTACTCAATGTACTGTATAAATACTTCAATTTTTGTTTGCAACAGATTCCAAGGACAGTGCAATCTCGGTAAAACTCCTGCAGTCTTTTAATCTGCAGAGTAGTATAGAGACAACAATGGAATCTCTCCTTCAAAGTATCCGGATGCTCGAAAACTTACTCAAGGAAAAACTATCAGCACGTGAAGCAAAAGAAATTTACGCTGAATTACTAATGCTACAGGCTGAACTAAAAAAAGAGTTTGTGTTAACCACTCGGTTAGACACCAGGCCTCTGAATAAAGTATTTCAGTAGTTGCTGTGTGAGACCTTTGAACTCCCCAACCATTTATATCTTATCCAGCTAAGGAAGGATATAAATAGTTGTCTCCTATGCCGGCAAGATCATTACTTGTTGCTGTATGGTGCCTTTTGAAAGCAGGCGCCTTGTTTCAGAGAACCCTATGGAATAGTATTCGTAGTTGCTGTGTGTTCTCTTTGCTACACTTGATAGACTCAACAGAAGTTATATGTCTGCAGCCATATTCCTTCTATTGATGTCTAGTGGACAACTTATCATTAGGTTATTACCTTCAAAGTATCCAACAGAGGACCTGATTGTTATATCAGTTGCTGTGAGCCCTCTTTGTTATCAGGAAGCTATAGTTTTTGGCTAAAACTTGTTTGCTGTGAGCTTCCTTTATTCCCCGCCTGGGCACTAACACTACTGGCCAGCGGCCATTCAATTTTTGTAGGCGATTTGACAATTTTTTTTAACGCGACAGAAGAGGCATATCATTGCCCATTGCTACACGGACACGCAGGACAACCTGATCATACCGCGCCACATCCAGCTGAGCACGTAGCATCTCCATCGGAGTCATCGGCTTGACACCATCGGGTCCCTGTGTCTGTAGTGCCTTGAACAGACTCGGCGACCAGCCGCTCAGCATCGCAACACCCTCCGTGTCTGACTGTGCGTGAAAGTCGGTCGATGTGGAGGCGATGTTCCAGATAACAATGCGCGGCATCTTGAGGCCCTGGCCCTCTCCCCACATATCCTCACCAGCCCTCTTGAAGGCCTCGCGGATCATCTCCACGTGAGTCTGCCACCCACTAGTCTTGACGACGTTGCGGTAGCTATTGCCTGTGTAGACGGACTGACGATCAGAGCCACAGGCCTGGTCCCAGTTCATATCCGTCAGGACGATGAGATTCTCAGGCTCCTGGCCAGGGCGGCAGCGCTTGGCCTTGAGCTGACTGAGCACCAGATCCATCGCCTTCTGGAAGTCCGTGCTGAGACCCTGGCCGAGGTGGCTGATGTGCTTGAGACGCTCAAAGAGATCATCCTCAGGCCGCATCGTGTGCATCGTTGGATGCGAGTCGAAGGTCAGAAAGGTGTTCTGAAACTCATCCGTAGTTACCTCAGCGATCAGCAGACCAAGAGCCATTGAGACCCAGTAAGGAGTGCCACTCATTGAGCCGCTATTCGAGCCACTCATCGATCCGCTGAAGTCGCACATTGCAATGCTGCGGCCTAGACCGCCAGCCGCCTTGGCATCAGCTACCATCTGGCGCCAGACCGCAAGAGTCGCATTGCGCTCATCTACAGCACTCTCATCAAGGCTTACCGCCTTCTTAACAACCTCGTGCGGAAAGACGGTCTTGGAGCCGTTGACCTTCGCACCTCCCTCACCAGTCGCCGCCTTGTTCAAGTGCTCCTGGAAGTGCTGACGGCAGGCCATACGATCCGGATCCTCAGGATGGCGCAGAGGATGACCATAAGGAGGCTGCTGACCCTTCTTCGTCGTGCCGACCTCATTGAGGAACGCCTTCATATGCTTCTGAAGGCAGCGGCCAGCAACCTTGCTGGGCTCGATGGCCTCCCAGTTGCCGCCAGACATTGCAATCTCCGTGGTCTCAATGCGCCGGTTGAGAGATGCAACTGCCTTGCGATACAGACGCATCTGGCTACTGTACTGAGTAGGACCAGTAAGGTCAGGAAAGAGGCGAGCCGCGAGAACACCCGCAAGGTACTTGTTGCGGTTCTCGCGAGGCATCCACTTGGCCATCAGAGAGATGGGCTTCTCCTGAAGTGCGGATACCTGGTCCTTTAGCCACTGCGCCTTGACAATCTCCACGATGCGCTCACGCATCTCAGACTCTGAGATGTAGGGCAGCGAGGGTACAACGGCCTCGATGAAGAGATCACGCCAGGAGCCATACTCAGGAACGAGATCCAGGAGATCCATTGCGATCTTGCAGGTCTTGGGATTAGAAAGCAGAGCGTCGTAGAAGAGGCGAAAGGCCTCCCTCTCACCCTTGCCGCCACGCACATCCCGCGTCTGAAAGGCGAGGACAAAGAGGTCCTCAAGCTGAGAAGAGTCATCCTTGGCGATAATCGCGTTGATTAGCGGCTTGATCGTCTGAGAAGAAACACCGCGAGTCAGGAGTGCTGACAAAGCAACACGCTCGTCTTGAACGCCGGCTGCGGTATAGACATCCGAGCCCTTCACTCCGATTGCAGTAGTCGCAGTCATCATCTTAGGATCAGAAGATGACATTTCGATCTTTTGTACTTAGACTTCAAATAACAGTTCTATTCAATTTTTACTAACTCTACAAGTAAATTTGACTCAACTCTGCAGAGTCAGTAGGTACCCAATGGTAGATGCTGTTCCGCGACTCAATTATATCGGATCTAAATACCAACTTCTTGGTTGGCTGAAAGAGTCTATACTAGAGACAACTGGATGGCTTAGCCTTGAAGGAAAGTGTATCGGCGACTTGTTTGCAGGAACAGGCATTGTATCCTACTTTCTACGGCTAGAAGGTGTTGCGGTCCAGTCAAACGATGTAGAGCAGTATAGTTCTGTAATCGCAGAAGCCTTCAGTCATCGTATCTATACGAGCGAAGTCAAGCGAACACTTGAGCTTCTGAATACTGAAGTTGCTGAAGGTAAGCATTTGGATACGGCTGGGTTCATAACAAAGAATTATTGCCCTCTGCCGCCCTGCGAACGCAAGTTCTTTACAGTAGACAATGGCCGACGAATTGATTACTGTCGTAAGCGGCTAGAAGAACTCGATCTCGGATTTAATACGTATATGATGGTTCTTGCGTCTTTACTGCTCGCAGCCGATGCAGTCAGTAATGTTCCTGCAGTGTATGGCTGCTTTCTAAAGAACTTCAAAGCCAAGGCGACCAAGCCGCTCATTCTCAAGACAGTTCATACCTGCACCAAACAGAATGGCTACCTTTTACCTACTACAGAAACAACTGTTCTTGATCCAGTACTTTTGGCTCAAACGGCAGATTGTGATGCGGTCTACCTCGATCCACCGTACAATGAGCGACAGTATTCAAAGAATTACTTTCCTTTGAATATGATCAGACTATCTCCTGCAGACCAGGAGACACAAGTGTTGCGAAACGGAGTGACGGGAATCCCAGAAACCTGTTTTATGAGTCCCTTCTGCCAAAAAAAGGAAGTCGAGGGCGCCTTTAGGAAGTGTTTTGCCGGCTTTCGGTGCAAGTACATCTTCATCTCGTACAATAGCGAGAGTCTTATGACCAAGGAACAAATGCTGACTCTGATGAGAGAATTCGGAACTGCAACTGTGATTGAACGAGACTATAAGAGATTCAAGTCCTATGAATATAACGAAGACAAGGACATCAAGGAATACTTATTCTGTCTTACAAAGTCCGAATCTCAAAGTGGTCCTTGAAGTGATCTAGCAAATTCTTGAACTGCCAACGAAACTTGAAGCAATTTCTGTGCTTATGATTCTGGAACTCACCGAGTGTGATTAGGCTACCATTATCGCTAAGATAGAGAGTTGTGGACTCATTCCAGGCCTTGCCCTTCTCAAGATGCGAGAACTTGAGTGGCTGTGCGGCCCAGTCAATGGGCTTAGTCTGCTTGATCAGCTGTACAAGATTTGCAGGCTCATTGTAGTAGAGCGTCTGGCAGTGAAAGGTGCTGTGCATAAATGTATCGAGGACCTTCGGTACAGTAGAAACAACAAATGCCTTAATCGCCTCAGGGTCCGTATGAGCCGCGACTGGCAAGCCAAACTTTTCGCAGAAGGTCTTTTTCGTTCCTTGACCGCCCTGTGGGCAAACCATCCAACCTGTCTTGTTTGTCTTGACACTCAACTTCTTTGCAACATCAGTCAAATGACTAAAGTCGTAAAGATCGTCAGTTCGGCCGGTATGCTGAAAGCCCTGAATCTCTGCAGTAATGGCGACAAAACGCTTCTTTAATGTCTCGGCCTTTTCAAGAGAATACTTGTAGTTGCCCTGAAACTCGCAGCCAGCAACCAAACAGACAGCTTTTTCGCAGATCTTTCCTAGATCTTCCGTAACTATCCGTGCTTTTGTTGCGGGAACAAGGAGAGTAGCCATCTTTTTTGTAATGTGTACCTTAGTCATTGGTACCCGTTGGGTCAATTTTAGTTTCACTTTTAGTACAGAGAATAGGATATCCTTGATTGTGCCAATCAGATAAATCGCGATTCAGATTGAAATGTCTTAGATTCTCGAGTGGAATCCATCGTCCTTGACGGTGCTCACTTGTATTGACTCGAATCAATGGAGTCTGAATTGCATTTGCTGTCCAGTATGGCCGCCGACCCCAGATCTGGGGAGCTTCAGAACACATTTCATAGTCGATGTGTTCAAGGTACCCTGTTTCCTCTTCAACTTCACGCACTGCCGTATGCCTCCACGTTAGATCAGATGGTTCACGGTGCCCTTTAGGGAACCCCCAGTTTCCTGACAGTAAATTCTGGACGAGAAGTACTCGATTTTCGTGTAGGATCACAACACCTGCTCCTCTAAATAAACCATTTGTTAGTGAAGGAACTATGCTTAGACAAACAAGAAAAAGAGACTTCAACATCTGCTAGTATCAAATAAAAATAGGTTTAGACTAGTATGAACAGTCCAAATGTATTTTTGCTATCATTGATTTACTTTCTCAGACCAAAGCAACCTACACTAGCTGTCTGGACTTGCTCCATTGCCCAGATAGCCATTAGTGCAGCCTTCTGTTCCATCGGAGGAAGCTGCTTGACTAAGTAAGTGCTTAGACTCATCGTAAGATCGTGATACAACTTGGTCATCTCAGCTTTGTTCTCGGGTTTATTCTTTAGCTTATCCGTTATTAGCTTGAGAAGCTCTTTCAGATCATCAGCAAGTTCTGGGTCAGCAACTGCTGCTGCAACCGCAGCAGTCGCAGTGGCAATGGCCTCCTTGACTTCAGGAGGAGCTATAAAAGCAATTGCTGCGGGTGCTTGATCAATTGCAGAGTTTACAACGTTTGCAACCGAAGCAGGAACAATTGCAGCTACCGCGGCATCTACCGCAGAATCCGCAGCGGCAACTACTTCAGCAAGGTCAGATGAAGGAGGTTCTGCAGGAACTACAGAAGGAACTGCTGCAGATTCGGATAAAGCAGAATCAGAAGACATTCTACCGTAGGAATATATTTTGTATAAACCTTATTGCATCCTATATATCCAATTTATATGCTTCTTGCGTAGCGCAGCTGACTTACAGCCCTCCAGAGTTGGCACGCCTTGATTACTTTTGCATTGTAGGACTTATCTGTATACAATGCGCTAGTATTACACTCCTGCATCATACTCGTGTAGGAAGTTGCAGTAGACTCAAAGATAAAGTCAATCTCTTCAGGGCTGAAATGGCGGAGACGATTCAGAGAAATTCGGTAGAGATAGTCCTTGAAGTGCTCGTCATCATCGTCGTGGCTGTGATCTCCTCCAGCACCTCCTCCTGTAAAGAATCCGGGTTTCAGGCACTCGGTTAAGGTAGGGCATTTTGCTGATCTGTGGTCGCGATCACCGCATACTTGGCATTGAGCGTACTGCATTCTACTTTTATGCTAGAGTTGGCAAGGCTTCAAATTTTGTTTTGATTTGCTGCGAGTTTCACCTGTAGTAAAAATTGATAGCCTCTCAGGATAAAAATTCGTATTCGCTTTCCAGCTCAAATGGATTCTAATGTATTCACAACTGAAGAGGAAATTCTTGCGA